AACTTATCACAAACTTATTCCTCTTTAAGGAGGAGTTGAGTGGAGGAACAACAGCCTTTCAGGTTTTTGATTTCGTTCAAGATAAGTTTACAATAAATGCAGCTCCATACAGTATTATCTTTAAACTATCATCACCGCTTCCAGCAGGTGTTGTTGTGGGAGATCAGTTGTGGTTAGCTCAGCAAGTTAGTAATGACTATAACGACACTGTAACACTAACACCACCAAGTTTAACACCACCTTTAAAGTATATTCACGGACCTAATTTTGACGTCTTAGCACGCGGTGGGACTGGAATATCAACAAACTACAAGGATCGTGATGACTTGGTGACAACAAATACTGAGCTAAAATACAAGCTACAAGATAAGCTAGTAAGTGGCTCTTTGGTTGAAGGTATTAATTTGAATCAGGATTTTCGAATCTTTGACAACTTTATATCCTACTCATCAGCTGAATCTAGGTTGCGTGGCTTTTATTATAAGCTACGTCAAGTTGAGGCTTTCGACGCTCGCATTAAGCAGTTAACAACAGACTTAAACGGACTACCAAGTTCATCAGCTTCAAGTAGTCTTGCATTCACTACTAACCTACAAACTACCCGTAATCGAAAAAGCGCAATCTTAGGAGGATTTGACGCGTACGAGAGATATCTCTATTACGAGTCAGCAAGCTATGAAACTTCGAGTTATGGTGAATTTTGGCCTTCAACATGGCCTAAGTCGAATAGCACTAAACCGTACACAAACGTACCATCCACCTCTTCTCAGGGCGTATCGTGGTTTGAAGGTGCAATTGCATCAGCTAGTGTATACGATATTAGCAACATTAAGAGTCTAACAAAAAGCACACCTGCTCACATTGTAGAAGACGACGCAAACGACAACTACTTAACGCTATTAAATGCTGTAGGTCACTACTTTGACGATGTACTACCATACATTCAACAAATGACAGCTCAATACAATAAGCAGCAGTCAATATCAGAAGGATTGGCAAAAGACTTGTTGTACGTTGTTGGACAAAATTTAGGTTTTGAGTTTGAAAATGGAAGTACGTTAGATGATTTGTGGAGCTATGCTTTAGGTGTAGATGCAACGGGTAGCGTTAATACATCGTATCAAACGACTACCGAGGATACAATGAAAGAGATATGGAAAAGAATTGTTAACAACCTACCATACCTACTAAAGACAAAGGGAACAGAAAGAGGATTACGAGCGTTAATCAACTGCTTTGGTATTCCGGATACTATTTTACGCATCCGTGAATACGGAGGGCATGAAGCAAGCTTTGAGACTAAAACCGATTTAACTTTTAATAGATTTTATTACGGATTAAAAGTTGGATACAATGGACAAACTAGCGGTAATCCAAACCAATCCTTAAAAGCACCATGGCAAGCTGTATCTCAAAGCGGATTATTCCCAGAGACAGTGGAGTTGCGTGTTAAGATGGCCGCTAATCAAACCAAAAACCAAACGATATTCGAAGTACCAGACAAGTGGAAAGTTGGAGCGTTTGTTAGTGGTGGATATAATTACTTAGGTTTCTTTTTAAGTGGTAGTCAGGGATGGGCTACTGCAAGTGTTAGCTCATCAATTTATGATGGCAACTGGCATAGTATTGCATTAAGAAGAGAGAATGCAACAGATACAATAACCGACAACCAAGTTTACACGCTAGTTACAAAGCAAGCAAACTATTTAAAAGTTGTTGTAACCGAAACCGCATCCCTAAGCATAAACGGATCAACAAGCTCTTCATATAACAACAGCTTTGTAACGTCTGGAAGTTTATGGATACCTGGAAGTGGATCCTTTACAATAGCACAATCACACTCAATGGCTATTTTGTCAGGAAGTGTGCAAGAGTTTAGACTGTGGGCAGCACCTTTGACTGATGACATATTAGACAATCACACGCTAGCTCCAACAAGCTACCAAGGAAACACTGATGGAGTGTTCACTGGAAGTACGTCAAGCTTTGCAACACTAGCTTATAGATTAACGCTAGGAGCTGACAGCAAAAAGACAATCGACACATCATATCCAGCAACTTCTAGTTTTTACTCTCAACACCCAAACCAAGACATAACACTACCATCAGCGTCTTTTTACAACTTCACTAGTTCGGCATACTTAGCAGTTGTAGAAGAAAACTCACTTGAGTGGCCTGATTTGGGAGCTAATAGAAGCATAAGCAATAAAGTACGAATCGATAGCACTGTATTAATTGGCAATCAATTGTATCGTAACACACGAGCAGAGAAACCATTAACAGATAACTATCCACCAGACAGCCCTCGTTTAGGTATATTCTTGTCACCAACAAATGAAATCAACCAAAACATAGCAGAACAATTTGGAGGACTTAGTATTGATGACTTCATTGGAGATCCAACCTATCTACAGCTTGACAACTATCCTGCATTAGCACAGCTACAACGAGAATATGGTAAAAAGTATACTAAGATAAACAAGCCAAATCAGTACGCTCGTTTATTGGATTTATACAATTCAGCATTATTTCAGTTAATTAAAAGGTTTGTACCTTATCGTGCAAACTTACAAACTGGTCTATTAATAGAACCAACGCTTATAGAGAGAAGTAAGTTAACAATCAAACAACCGACTGTTAATGATCTTTCATATACTGCTTCTATTGACTTGACCAATCCATTCCCTCCATCAGGAAAGGTAGAGGATCCAACAAACGACCCACTAGCAAACTACGTTCCAGTAGCCACTATTGGAGGTGATGAGTCTGACTATCTTGTATTAGAGGGTTCAGCACAACAGATTGTTCCTATTAACGATGACGCAATTAACTTATACGAGTTTGCGTTTGATCAGAGCGAGTATGGTCCATGTATTAACATGGGTACAGATGTAATTGAATTGTCAGGATCAGCAGGTGGAGAAGTATTTGAAGAAGCTGAAGGAACAATAGATTTAGGTGTAAATGGGGCTGGATGGAACTCACGATACTTAGGATCCAAGTATGCGTATATGACCTACGTGTCTAGCGGAAGTAATCCGAGAACCTTAACATATACAACAGCAAGTCGTTACGACGAGTACGAGGCTATTGAACCAACAATCCTAATAAACACCTACAGTAGTCGCATCGCTCCAGGAGGACAGATGTATGATCAAAATATCTACTATAGTAGATTGTTCACAGGCCAACGAGCATTTACAGCTTCTGTAGCCTTCTCGTCATCAAACGCAACTGACCTACATCCACTCACAGATAGATTTGGTTTACGATTTACTAGCTCTTTTTCGGGAAGTGGACCGGCAGCAGCTACTTACGGAGGAGGTACTTATGGTACTAGCTTATATGGCGCAGCTGGATTACCAGATTCTATATCACCGTTTACTAGTAGTTTTTATTGGTCGCTTGATAGTACAAATGGCTTATACTTTAAACCTTATACAGCCGGCACAGGATTGTATACTGGATCGTTTGCCATAGATGCATTTATGTATGATAGAGCTGATAGTCGAACTTACGATTATTTATATCGTGTAACCATTACAACCGATTTGACAGGAAGTAGTGGTGATCCTAAAGTTTCGCTTTATTTTGGAGGCTTTGATTCTAGCGTAACCCAAAGCTATACACTGTCAGGAAAACAAACAAACACATATGTTACAAAGGCTATCGGTACTGAGTTGGGTGTGCGTGTACAAAAGAGCAGCTTTTCAAACACTGAATACATTAAAGTCTTAGACTTAAAGGTAGAACCATTAAACTACCGAGCACAAGTACAAGATTTTCACTTAAACTCCTCTCGTGGAATGATTAACGCACGATACGAAGGATGTAAATTAACGTCTACAGACTACAACGTAGATAGTCCGGACACTATTGATAATGGCCCAGTAATTACCGTTACGCTGGTTGGAGGTTCAGTTTTAGCAACATCACCATCAACTCAACCAGGAACTTTCCAAATTCAGTAGTTTTCCAAAATATGATATATTTATAGTAAGAACCAATAATACATTTACACGTGGGATACTTAGATAATACGACCGTTACCGTTGACGCGATCTTAACAAATAAAGGGCGTCAAGTTTTAGCAGCAGGCGGGCGATTAAACATTGTAAAATTTGCATTAGCTGATGATGAGGTTGACTACGATTTGTGGAACCCAGCACACACGCTAGGTACAAACTACTACGGAGCTGTGATCGAAAATATGCCAGTGCTAGAAGCTTTACCAGATGAGACGCAAATGATGCGTTATAAACTAATTACGTTACCAAAAGACGTTATTGGTATTCCGGTAATCAGCATTACACCAACATCAGTAAGCTTTACCTCCTTAACACAGGAGATCACTATTACACCAAGTACATTAAACCTTCAAGGTGGAAACTCCTCAATGGGATATACAGCAGTGTTAAGTGATGATACTGTTGCATCTTTAGAGGTTGCTACAGATGGTGTTATAACTAAGCCACAAACTAGCTTGACAACAAATCAGCAGTCAATTCCTGGAGTAGCTACGGTAGCAGATACAAGTGCAACTAGCTTTATGGATGACGAAATCACTGGAGTATCAACAACTGGTAAGACAATTACTCGCACAGGATCTAAGTTTGTATTGAAAGCTAAACCACAAGCAAACACAAATCAAATTGTAAAGGCGCTTTTAACAATCATCGGTAATGAAACGGGTGGATTTAAGACTGTCGTTGTAACAGTGAATCCGTCTGGATTCTTAACACAAGATATTGCAACTGGACTTGCAGGATAAACTAGATAATTAATAACAATGGCAGAAATTTATAAGAACTTTACAGACGACGACATCGTACCAGGTGATATCCAAATCATATCACAACCAGTATGGTCTGAAGACATGAACCCATACTCACGATCATTCGGTGGAGCTACTGGAATCGGATTTTTTACACAATCTGCGCAGGTATCTCAGTCAGGCGAGTACTACGTTAATGTGTATCACAGAAATCCACAAACAGATGCTAATGGAGCTGTTCAGTTTGCGGTAGCTTACGGACACAGATTGGGTAGTGGATCTTATGGTGATCCAAATACGGTTGGTCAAAACCAAAATGATACACCAACTAGAGCTATCTACTCTCAGTACAAAAACCAATTACTACCACCTACTGATACTGCCTTTACATTTGGAAACGATACTCCAAACGATATCATGGTGATTAACGTTGCAAGAGCTCGATTCCGTCAAAAAATCGATCCAGGAAACTGGGAATTACGAATTGCAAGTGGAACTTTAGCTAACGCAAATGCTTACTCATCGTTTATAGATAATAGCGGAGAAGAAGATACACCAACACTAAACGAAGCAGGACGAGTAATAGGTATCTATAGTGGATCAGGAGCTGTTACAGCTTCTAGTACAGTATATGGATTATTCTATCCAGATCACGGGGTGTTAGTATTTAATGCATCGCGATTGAAAACAGAATTAGGTGTACCATTTAATTCATCATCTGCTGCTACTTTATCGGGATTAGGATCTCAACCTAAAAACTCCGTAACAGCTTCAATGCACATTTCTGCTTCATCGTATTTCGCAGCCAGAAGCCAGGAAAAAGTAACATCAACGCACTATTTTGTTCGTGTTACAAATAAAGCCTTTAACTTCTCAAACAACCCAACATTCGTAACAGGAAGCTCAGGTACATTTACACACGCTAGTATGCTACGTAATCCGAGTGTGTACATTACGACAATTGGTATGTACGATAATAACAATCGCTTATTAGCGGTAGCAAAATTAAGCAAGCCATTATTGAAAAGCTTCAACCGAGAAGCCTTAATCAAGGTTAAGTTAGACTACTAAACTTAAGCAATATAAACTAAGTGGAACCCGTGGACGCATGCGACTGCGGGTTTCTTTTTCTAAGCCTATTTATATCAAATGGCAGGAGTTTTTAAAAACCTAGAC